AGTCCGGATGATGGGAGCGAAACGCTTCTGGATCACAGATGACTGCAAAAGCCTGGAAACAGCATTCTCTGATGCTGTCTGGGACAAAGATGTCAAAGAACGGGATGAACGTCTGGATGATGGCAGTACAGACATAGACAGCCTGGATGCATTTGAATATACGATCGAAAGAGATATGAAATACCTGATCTGAGAGGTGGAGGATGTTTGAAATATTTGGAAGAATCTGGAGAGGGATAAGACGGATGTTTGGATATACGACGTTAAAGAATATAGTCGGAAGGGATGTCGCCCTGTCCGAGAAGATGATCGATGCGATCAATGAATGGCAGAGCATGCTTGATGGACAGGCAGAGTGGGTGAATGATTCCGTTGAGAGCATTGGGATTGAAAAAGGAACCTGCCGTGAGTTCGCGGATATCATTCTTGTAGAAATGGAAACGGCTATTGATAATGAACAGCTGGATAAGATTTATCAGAAAGGGATCACAACACTGAATGAAAACCTGCAGCATGGACTTGGGCTGGGATCATTCATCCTGAAACCATTAGGCGGGGAACTGGCAGAATTTGTCACAGCAGATAAGTTTGTACCGATTTCCTTTGATGATGACGGCAAGCCTAATGACATTGGTTTCCTGACGGTGAAGCCGGTCGGGGAATCAGATTATTATACTAGGTTCGAGCGGCATTACTTCGTAAACGGGAACCTCACGATCGAGAATCACTGCTATCATTCACAGTCAACAAGCGATATCGGAGTTGCCTGCAGCCTTGAGGAAGTTCCGGAGTGGGCGGCCATTAATCCAGGACCGATCACATATCCAGGCATGAATCAGATGGCATTTGGGTATTACCAGAATCCGATCAAAAACCGAATTGATGGTTCTTCCTGTGGGGTATCTGTTTTCGAGGATGCCAAGGGAAGGATCAGAAAGGCAGATATACAGGCGGCCCGCCTTGACTGGGAATATGATTCAGGAGAAAGGGCAATCCATGTAGATGACCGTGCACTCAAGAAGAATAACAGATCAGGACGTTTCAGCATGGCAAAGCTGAGTAAACGCCTGTATCGAGGGTTAAATCTTGAAGACGGAAAGGATAAGGAACTCTTACGTGAATATTCACCGGAAATGAGAGATGAAGCGTATAAGCGCGGACTTGAAGAATATAAACGGGAGATTGAGTTTATCGTAGGCCTGGCGTATGGAGATCTATCTGATGTCCAATATGTGGAAAAGACCGCGTCAGAGATCAAGGCATCCAAGTTGAGAAAATACAATCGTGTAACAGCGATGCAGGGCAAACTTGAGATATGTTTAAGAGACTTTGCAGCAGGGCTGGCTTTCTACAATGGAATGTACCGCTCAGGGTATGCGTTTTCCTGCAAGTGGAATGATTCCATCCTGACAGACGAAGAGACCGAACGGCAGCAGGACAGAGCAGACGTGGCTATGGGTGCCATGGCCTTATGGGAGTACCGGGTGAAGTGGTATAACGAAGACGAAGCTACAGCAAAAGCAGCTGTACAGCAGTCAGAAGATGATACGGTGATTGAATGACACAGGGAGAGATTGAGAAACTGACTGCCAGGACAGAGAATATCTTTTCTGAACTGGAAGTTCGGATCATGTCAGACATTGTCCGAAGGATAAAAGAAAACGGCGTATCTACAGCATCAGCAGACTGGCAGATCAGCAGACTGCAGCAGTTGGGAATGTCAGAGAAGCAGATTCGTACATGGATCCAGAAAGCCCTGGAAGCGTCAGACAAGGAAATGGACCACATATTTTCTGATGAAGCATACAGAGAGTATTACGGTCATGCACGGGCATATAAGCTGGCAGATCTGCGGCAGATTCCTTTCGAACAGAATACATTCCTTCAGCAGTTACTTGAAGTGACAAAACAGCGGCTGAAAAGCGAGTATCGGAATATCGCCGGTTCCATGGGCTTTGCGATCCGAGACCCTGCAACTGGAAAGATACGATCAGCTCCATTGATGGAATATTACAGGTCTACACTGGACAATGCGGTGATGGATGTTCATTCCGGAGCTTTTGACTACAATACAGTTCTGAGACGGACAATCAACCAGATGACCGCATCCGGGATCCGGTACATAGAATATGATTCCGGACACCGTGACAGGGTGAATGTGGCAGTTAGAAGGGCTGTACTGACAGGGTTCCGACAGGTACAGGGGAAGATCAATGAGCAGGTGGCAGCAGATCTTGGCACAGATCAGTACGAAGTAAGCTATCATGTAGGTGCACGTCCGACTCATCAGCCCTGGCAGGGTAAAGTTTGGAGTGTGCAGCAGTTAAAAGAAGTGTGCGGCCTGGGCGAAATAACAGGGCTGAAAGGAATAAACTGTTATCATGATTACAGGCCATTCCCGCCAGGATCTGTGAGAACCTACACAGATAAAGAACTTGCGCAGAAGATTCAGGAGGAAAATACCCCAAGGGAATATAACGGAAAGCAGTACACCACTTATGAAGCACTTCAACAGCAGAGAAAGATGGAGCGAGGGATGCGAGCACAGCGTCAGAAAATCAAACTTCTTCAGGAAGGTGGTGCGGATCCAAACGATATCATTCTTGCAAAAGCTAAATACCAGGGGCAGATGCAGACCTATAAAGATTTCTCTGAGAAGATGAAACTTCCAGAACAGAAAGAACGGATCATGCAGGATGGACTGCGGGGACATTTCATGCCGACAAAGGCAGAACTTAAGAAAATAGCTCCTCCAACATTGAAAAATGCAGCCGGGCAGGATATAATCGAAGTTAAGAAAGCTTCTTTAACAGCAGAACCGAATAGCATTACGCAGGTGATCAAAAAGAAGGGTGGCATTGAAAGGAATTATTATGATGACACTGGCAGACAATATAAGCAGATCAGTAATAATAATCACGGAAATGCTAAACAGCATCCATATGGCAAAAATGGAGAGCATGCACATGATTATGTATATGAAGACGGAAAACTGATTGACCGTCCAACTAGAGAATTGACTGAGGATGAGAGAAAGGAGAATCAGGATATATTATGACAGCAAAAGAGCTTCGGGACAGGATAGAGAGTTTGTGTACGCATGTCTTGTTTGATTATAATGGAAAAGAGTGCGGGGTAGATCCCTTTAATGCAAAGCATTTTGATGTATGGTGCGGCGATGAATTTATGGAAGCCCACAGTATAGACGAAGTGATGCAGTCCCCTTTCTTTGAAGGGAAAGCTTTGGAGGACATCGTAGATCAGCTTGAAAATGTAGAATTATAACCACCGTCAGAAATGACAGGTGGTATTTTTATGCCCAAATTGGTCAGATGATCAGACCTAAAACAGTCAATTCGTGGCGGTCAGTTACACGCCTAAAACAACTTAATACGAAAAGGAGAACAGCATGAAAACAGAATTTTTAAAGGAACTCGGATTAGAACAGGATGTGATCAACAAAATCATGGCTGAAAACGGAAAGGACATTGCAGCAGAGCAGGCAAAGACCGCGAAAGCAGAAGGCGAACGCGATAATTTCAAAGACCAGCTTGCGACTGCAACAACATCTCTTGAAAAATTTAAAGATGTTGATCCGACAGCAATGCAGAGTGAGATCGACAAGCTGAATCAGCAGCTGAAGGACAAAGATGCTGAGTATGCCGCAAAGGAGGCAGACAGGGCGTTTTCTGAGACGCTGAAAGAAGCAATCAAAACAGCCGGAGGAAGGAATGAGAAGTCCGTTATGGCACTTCTGGACATTGATTCCCTCAAAGCGTCAAAAGATCAGTCCACAGACATCAAAAAAGCTCTGGATGAGGTAAAAAAGAGTGATGCATACCTGTTTGGTACGGATGAACCATTCCTGAATCCGGTAGGACCAACTGGAGGATCCAGCGAGATTGGAGGGGACAGCGTGACAGCTATCCGCGCGGCAATGGGTCTTCCGAACAAATAAGCGAAAGAATGAGGTAAAGAAGAATGGCAAATGCAATTACATTAAGAAAAACGTATTCTACCCTGTTAGATGAGGTGTATAAACTTTCATCCCTCACTGCAGTCCTGGATGGACCGAATGAACTTGTGCGTGAAGGGGCGAATGCAAATGAAATCCTGATTCCGAAGATGACAATGAGTGGTCTGGCTGATTATAGCAGACAGACAGGGTATGTAGCAGGCGATGTTACACTGGAGTATGAAACCAAGAAATGTACATATGACCGTGGCCGTATGTTTACCGTGGATGCAATGGACAACATCGAAACAGCAGGGATTGCATTTGGACGACTGTCTGGTGAATTCCTGCGTACCCAGGTAGTACCGGAACTGGATGCCTGGAGACTTGCATCTTATGCCGGATACGCACCATCTGGCAATACTGTAGCAGGTGCGATCGCAGACGGAAAAGCAGGCATTGCGGCAATCCGTGCAGGAAGGACTGCAATTAAGAATGCAGAAGCAAAGCCGGAAACCTGTTATCTGTTTATTTCAATGAATCTGAAGGGAATGATCGATGATCTTGACACAATTGCCTCCAAGAAAGTAATGGAAGGTTGGGCTGGCGTGATCGAGGTACCGAACGGAAGATTTTTTGACAAAGTTACTTTAACAGCTGGAGGAAAAGGTGGATTTACAACCACCGGAGGCAAAGCAATTGATTTCCTGATTGCAGACAAGAACGCGGTGATTCAGAATCAGAAACA